AGCGCTTTCTTCCGGAAGTCACGAATATAGTAATCAAAAAAAGGAATCAATTAACGCGGAAACAGGCTGGATTATCTCCCAAGATCTTGGAAACGTAACTGCAAACACCGCAAATGATTTTGACGGCTTAACTCAAGCTAGAGCCAAAAGGTTATTTAGATTTGTTGCTCTCGATACAGGTGAGTGGAATCAGAATAACTTAAAAGTTTCCATTGCCGATATCAAACCAGCAAAATCGGATACGAACTGGCCAACATTTTCAGTCGAATTGCGTCAAATCACCGATCACGATAAAGGCAAGCAGGTCGTTGAGAAGTATTCAAATCTCAACATGAACCCATCTTCGCCAAATTATATTGCACGAAGAGTTGGCACAAGATACACAACTTGGAATGCCACAGACAGACGTTTAGAATATCATGGCGATTATGAAAATATCTCCAAGTTTATGAGAGTTGCGATGCATGAAGATGGTCCAACTCGCGAACACCTTCCGTTCGGTTCTTATGGCCCGATTCGATTTAAAGGATTTACTGTTAAAAGCGGTAGTGCGTGGGGCGCGAAGTTTGCACAGGACGACGTGTTTGTTGAGGCGTCTAATGATATTGCGATGACGCATCTTAGCGCCTCCAGGTTCCTAGGAACAGATGGTGTACACTGCGGCGAAGCCGCTTTCACAGGAAGTTTTCAATTCCCAGCAGTACCTCTTCGAATTAGTGGCTCCACCGGCGGCATCACTGATGATACAAAAGCATATTTCGGAGCAGACACCTCACAAAGAGCGGCCGCAAGTATACGCTATAATGCTAGCATTGGAGATATTGTTCGTACGAAACCTGGCCAAACGTCGACTACGTTTGATATTGTTGATAGCCCGATTACAACTGGTGTGCCAAACGCAGAACGTTCTTGGATCTTTACATTAGATGATGTTAAATATGATACGGTCACTGCAAGATTTTATTATGCTAGCGGCAGCAGGCAAGCAGGAAATTCCTGGACTGCACTGAGCGGCACAAATAATCTCTTGACTGCCAGCGCCGCCGGTATAAATAAGTTTACGACTGTTTTCTATGGTGGTTTTGATGGCCTGGATATTAAAGAGCGAGAGCCATTTAGAAATGAAGATGTTTTGAGTGCGGATGGCACCACTGAGCAAACATCTTATGCCTATCACACTCTTATGAGAGCAATTGATTTGGTGCGAGATGCGGAACAAGTTGAGTGTAATTTGATGGCAATTCCCGGCGTTACTGCTAGAAGTATTACAGAGCGCCTCGTGAGAACTTGCGAAGAGCGCGCCGACGCATTGGCAATTATTGATATTGAAAATGATTTTGTTCCTGACACGGAAAATACCAGCAACGATGCAACGCGCCTAGGCAGCGTTCCACAGGCTGTAAATTCTATGAAAGATCGCACAGTCGATTCAAGTTATGGAGCCGCATATTATCCATGGGTTCAAGTTAAAGACAGAAGAACCGGAACAATGTTCTGGTGCCCGCCGTCTGTTGTTGCATTAGGCGCAATGGCATATAGCGAAGCTGTGAGAAACGTTTGGTTTGCTCCAGCCGGCTTTTCACGGGGAGGCTTAACTGCAACTGGCGCTGGAGGTCTTACGGTAACTGGCGTACGCCAACATTTAACATCGAAGCAAAGAGATCAACTTTATGGCGTTAACGTCAACCCAATTGCTTCATTCCCAGCAGAAGGTATTGTAATATTTGGTCAAAAGACTTTGCAATTGACGCCTTCTGCACTCGATAGGGTCAATGTTAGAAGATTGTTGATTTTCCTCAAAAAGGAAATTTCAAGAATTGCTGCACAAACTTTATTTGAGCAAAATATACAAGAAACTTGGAATGGATTTGCATCTAAAGCGGATAGTGTATTGAGTTCTGTTAAACTAGATTTTGGCTTAACTGAATATAGATTGGTTCTCGATGAAACTACAACCACTCCGGAGCTAATTGATAGAAATATTATGTATGCTAAAATCTTTTTGAAGCCTGCACGAGCAATTGAGTTTATTGCTCTTGATTTTATTATCACAAGCGCTGGTGCTTCTTTTGAGGATTAAATTAAACAATGAGGATTAAACGATAATGTCTGTTAATAAATTTAAGTTTGTTTCGCCCGGGGTTTTTGTTGACGAAATTGATCAATCCCAACTCCCGGCAATACCCACCAAAATGGGCCCAGTAATTATTGGCCGTGCCGAACGCGGACCAGCAATGAGGCCGATAACAGTTAATTCGTTTGCTGAGTTTGTTGAAATTTTTGGTGATCCAATTCCTGGCGGCTACGCAAATGATGTTTGGAGGAATGGCAATCATTCAGGCCCTACATATGGTGCTTTTGCTGCGCAAGCATACTTGCGAAATAGCAACCCTGTAACGTTTGTTAGGCTTCTGGGCAAGCAACACACTTTGGCCGATTCTAGCCTTGCAAACAAAGGCCAAGCCGGCTGGAGTACAAAAAATGAAGTAAATCCATCCCCGGGAAGTAGCGGAGGGTCTTATGGCCTTTGGGTCATTGAATCTGGATCTGTCGGTACCAACGCGCGTGTAGACGACGCGCTTAAAATTACAGGCGGAACTGTTGAGCACAACGATGCATTTACTGTCCTTGTTCCTGCGGCTGCTGGTGGATACGCCGGCGACATTACTATCACGGTTCTGGCGCGAACATCGATGGGAAGTACCCCATCTGCAAATCAGATTCATTGGCTGCTCTCTGGCACCGATGCCGCTAAAATCGCAAATTTAAAACTTGTATTTAATGGCACTACTGACACCACCAAAGTTAAATTTGGATCTAGTTTTACAAACACAATTGGTGTTAAAGGACTCACAGCATCTGATGGCGTAACGACTACAGACTCATATGCTAGTCTGGCCGCGGACTTCTATGGAACGGCCGGAAATACTATCGCACTTACAGACACAGTTGGTTCAGTTCTTGTCAACGAAAGCGCCCTTACAAGCGGAAAACTAGCCGGCGGCACGCATGGCGCTCAATTAACTTCGCTTACCGGCACTCTCGCCGCTGTTTGGTATTTAAATGAAGCGACAATTGAGCTTTTCGGAACGGTTCGGCATGGCGCCGCCTCGCAAAGCGGTTCCTGCGTATTTATTAACAGTTTAGGAGGCACCGAGGAAACTACTGAATTTAGAGCCCTCATCAAAGATACGAGCGGAAATAAAATTGTTAATACATCGTTTAATTTTGATCCAACTTCGGATAAGTACATTCGAAAAGTATTTAATACTAATCCGACACTAACTAATTCTGATATTTATTCTACAACACAGAAATATTGGCTCGGAGAAACTTTTGATAGAGCAGTTGGCGAAAAGTTGACAGCAAACGGCGCCGGAAAAGCCTTCGGTGTCATTTTGGGGATTTCTTCTGGAAGTTACGAATATAGCAAACAAAGAAAAGAGTCTGTTAACGCTGAAACAGGCTGGATCATTTCTCAGGATCTTGGAAATGTAACTGCAAACACCGCAAATGATTTTGACGGCTTAGACCAAGATAGAGCTAAAAGATTATTTAGATTTATTGCCCTTGATACGGGCGAATGGAACCAAAATAACCTGAAAGTTTCCATTGCCGATATTGAACCAGCAGTGTCGGACACAAATTGGCCAACATTTTCAGTCGAATTGCGTCAAATCACCGATCACGATAAAGGCAAGCAGGTCGTTGAGAAGTATTCAAATCTCAACATGAACCCATCTTCGCCAAATTATATTGCACGAAGAATCGGCACGAGATATACAACTTGGAACGCCACAGATAAACGTTTGGAATATCATGGCGACTATGAAAATATCTCCAAGTTTATGCGAATTGCGATGCACGAAGATGGCCCAACTCGTGAGCATCTTCCATTCGGTTCTTATGGCCCAATTCGATTCAAAGGCTTTACCATTAAAAGTGGCAGTGCAGGAAAGTTCGCACAGGATGATACTTTTGTTGAGGCGTCTTTAGACATTGCACACACACATGCAAGCGCATCAATTGTCTCTGATGGCATATATGTAGGTCCATTCGACTTCAACGGAAGTTTTGAATTCCCCGCAGTGCCTCTTCGAAAGAGCGGATCTGAAGGTGGTATCTCTATTGATACAAAAGCATATTTTGGCGCAGACACCACAAAAAGAGCAGCTGCAAACATACGTTATAACGCTAGCGTTGGAGACATTGTTCGTACGAAACCTGGCCAGTCAAAAGATGTATTTGATATTGTTGATAGCCCAATTACAACTGGCGTGCCAAACGCAGAACGTTCTTGGATCTTTACACTAGATGATATTAAATATGATAACACAACTCAAAGATTTTATTATGCTAGCGGTAGCCGACAACTCGGAAAATCTTGGACCGCACTGAGCGGCACAAATAATCTCTTGACCGCCTCTGATGCCGGCATAAATAAGTTTACGACTGTTTTCTATGGCGGCTTTGATGGCTTAGATATTAAAGAGCGCGAGCCGTTTAGAAATGAAGATGTTTTGAGCGCCGCCGGCGACGGTGGTGATGAAAAATTAAGCTATGCTTATCACACTCTTATGAGAGCAATTGATTTAGTTCGAGATGCGGAACAAGTCGAATGCAATTTGATGGCAATTCCTGGCGTGACCAATAAAAATATTACAGAACGCCTTGTAAGAACTTGCGAAGAACGTTCAGATGCATTGGCAATTATTGATATTGAAAACGACTTTGTTCCCGATACAGAAAATACTAGCGACGCCTCAACACGCCAAGGTGATGTTCCGCAAGCCGTTAGAGCAATGCAGGATCGCACAGTCGACTCAAGCTATGGCGCGGCGTACTATCCATGGGTTCAGATTAACGATAGAAGAACTGGAGTGATGTTCTGGTGTCCGCCATCTGTTGTTGCGATGGGTGCAATGGCATATAGTGAAGCGGTGAGAAACGTTTGGTTTGCTCCAGCCGGATTTTCACGAGGTGGTTTGACCGCGACTGGCGCAGGAGGCCTTACAGTAACTGGTGTGCGCCAACATTTAACATCGAAGCAAAGAGATCAACTTTACGAAGTTAACGTCAATCCAATTGCTTCATTCCCGGCGGAAGGTATTGTAATATTTGGTCAAAAGACTTTGCAATTGACGCCTTCTGCACTTGATAGAGTCAATGTTAGAAGATTGTTGATTTTCCTCAAAAAGGAAATTTCAAGAATTGCTGCACAAACTTTATTCGAGCAAAACATTCAAGAAACTTGGAATGGATTTGCATCTAAAGCTGACAGCGTATTGAGTTCTGTTAAATTAGATTTTGGTTTAACCGAGTATAGGCTGGTTCTAGATGAAACTACGACCACTCCGGAACTAATTGATAGAAATATTATGTATGCTAAGATATTCTTGAAGCCTGCACGAGCAATTGAGTTTATTGCTCTTGATTTTATTATCACAAGCGCTGGTGCTTCTTTTGAGGATTAATACGATAAAAAAGAAAATTAACACTACTTATTAATGAGTAGTTTTTAGGGAGAATAATAAAATGCCTTTCTGGTCAGACCCAAGTGGTGAAACTAAACGCGCTTATAGGTGGACGGTCACTATTAATTCAATTTATCAATGGATGGCGAAGTCTGTTTCTAAGCCCGGGTTCTCAATCTCTGAAATTTCTCATAGATTTATTAATCATACTTTTTGGTACCCCGGCAGAGTCGAATGGGACCAATGTAGCGTAGTTCTTGTTGACCCAGTTTCTCCAGATGCTGCAGCTACTGTAATGAGCATCGTTGAAGCGTCAGGATATACGCCGCCGTTTGAACAAGCTACTTATTGGCGCACTATAAGCAAAGGCTCGGCAGTTAATTCCTTAAGCGGCGTCAAAATTGAACAAGTTGATAAAGATGGTTTTCCAATTGAAACATGGACTCTTAAAAATCCGTGGATCAAAGATGTGAAGTTTGGAGATTTGAGCTACGATAATGATGATATCATGACAATATCTTTAACGCTTCGCTACGATTGGGCCAGCCTGAAAACATATAATGGCGGTGCGAACGTTGGCGTTCCAGCCCCATACAATAGAACGGATAGATTCCCAGCCGCAGATCGCGGAGGCTACTAATTTTACAATTAAGAGGTAATAATGCGAAATAATGAAGAGCGCTTTAAAGCACATGGCGCAGATTCAACCCCACCACCCACAGAAGAAACAAAAACTTTACACTTTGTAACACCCACAGATTTTGTCGAATTGCCGTCGAGAGGGCAATATTATGCGGAAGATCATCCTTTGTATGGTCAAGAGCATTTGGAAATTCGACAAATGACTGCTAAGGATGAAGATATTTTAACTTCACCAACACTTTTGAAAAAGGGCGTTGCTGTCGAGAGGTTGATTCAAAATTTAATAGTTGATAAAAATATCAAAGCAGACGATCTTTTGGTAGGCGATAAAAACGCAATATTAATCACTGCAAGAACATCTGCTTATGGCGCACTTTATGAAACAAAAATTCAGTGTCCTTTTTGTAATCACTATTCCAATTATGAATTTGATTTAAAAGAGGTGAAAGTTCACCATGGCGAAGAAAATGTCGAGAATGTTACATTAACTGAAGATAAAACATTTTCTGTTACACTGCCTAGTAGTGACGCCGAAGTAGAAATTAAACTTTTAACTGGCGCAGACGAACAAAAATATATATTTATGCTACAACAAAATAAAAAGCATAATTTGAGACAAGCAACAGTAACGGATCAAATGAAAATGTTCGTTGTTTCAGTAGGCGGCGTTTCTGATCCTACACAGGTTTCGAATTTTATTGACAACATGCCAGCAAAAGACTCAAGACACCTTCGAAGTACATATTCGAAAGTGAATCCAGCGATAGATTTAACACAATACTTTGCATGCCTATATTGCAACTCAGAAACAAAACTGGAGGTGCCGCTTACCGCGGACTTTTTTTGGCCTGAGTGATGAATATATAAAAGATGTATATGAACAATTCTTTTTATTAAAATATCATGGTGGCTGGAGTCTTTTTGAGGTCTACAACCTCCCGGTTGGACTAAGAAACTGGTTTATACAACGACTCACAAAGCAATTTGAACAAGAAAAAGAAGATTACGAGAAAATAAAAAATAAAAATTAATGTTTTTACAGCCGAGGTCATCCTCGGCTTTTTATTTTCATGTTTAAATACTATTTATAATAAGAAGATGGAGGATTCTTTTCATGGAACAAAGAATTATATCTGAAGATAAATTAAATTCATATCATTTGGATTTAAGGTCCGCACAAAAGGGCCAAATTAATGAAAGCTTTTTGGCAATGTTTGGAGAAACCCTAAAAACAATTTTAAAAAGAATGTTTGGGCGAATGCCTTCTGCTGAAGAGCTGGGACCTTATTTAAAAGAAAATGAAGAAGAAGACCAATCCGGATTTGGCGATGTTAAAGTTACAGGCACTAAAGCGCAAATGAAAGCTTTGGCCTTGGCTTTAGCCGCAGAAAAGAAATATATGGAAGCATACGTACATTGGGGCTTAAAAGATGAAAGAACAAAAGAGTCTCGGTATGAATTGTATGATGCAATTGAAACTTTTGAAAAAACAACAGGCCTCTTATGGCCATTTAAATAGGAACTATGCTAACCAATGGCTGACGAGACAGGCCCACCGATTGACCCAGAAGTATTAAATGCTCAAGTAGCTGGCACGGAACAGCTGCGCGAATTACTTTTTCAAATTAGTTCGATCAAAGGCCAGCTTACACAAAGCGAAGCTGAGTTGTTACAATATGCTCAGCAAAGAGTTCAAACCTTTGATGCGCAGCTTAAGCAAGCATTACAAATAGCCGAAGCAACAGGCCGCGTTACTAACGACGAGCAAAGAAGAAACTTTATTCTCAAAGAGGAGGTCGGAGAACTAAGAAAACAATTAAATCTTATAACAACCACCGACGCGACAAGAAAACGAAATTTAGAATCTATCCGAAGACAACAGAGAGACCTAAGAAAAGAAATTAATGATACAATTAATCTGGAAGGCGAGGGCGCTCAGCGAACCGCAACTTTACGATCTAGATTAAATGCGCTAGTAGAGCAAGAGCAAAGCCTCCTTCGCAGCAATTTACAATTAGGCGAAGCGGCACACGCAAACCTAGTTAAAAAGATATCTGCTCAGATACAATTCAGGCAGGCCGCAATAGAAACTTCTCAGCACACTCAAAGCGCCATGAGAATGATAGCAGGCCTTTCCTCTGATTGGCAAAACACACTTTTAGGTGCTTTCACCACGATGACAAAATCATCCATGCAATCTGAAGGCGCTATTAAGGGCTTGATTAATTCAGCAAATGTTTTGGTTAACTCGTTGAACAATGCCGCATCCGTAGCAAACCTTGCTGGCACAACGATGATGAAAATCCAAGAAAAAACGATTTACATGGTTAATGAAATTGACCGCTCGCAAGTGTCACTACGCGCAGCGACTGGAGCATCTCAAGATTTCGCCCGCGGCATTACGAGAGCATTTAACGATAGGGCCATTAAGCAAATGGCCGCTTCATACAACGAGCTTTATCAGCTGCAATCGTCATTGTTTGGGTTATCAAAGAGTTATTCAGAACAAACTGGCGCCGAAAGATTGGCGCTAGATAGACTTGGCATGGCCGCTTCAAGGGCTGGGATTGCTTATGATGATTTCGCCACAGTGGTTGATAAATCTATTCGTATTTTTGGTCAAGAATCAACGAGAGCAATAAATCAATTATATAATACTGCCGTTTCAATTGGCGAAAAACCAGCACAAGTTGTTAAGGCATACATTGGCGCTCTGGACACTTTAGCTCAATATTCAGCCCCGAGAGCGATTAGTGTATTTCAACAACTGGTCTCCTGGCAAAAGGCCACAGGAATCGAAACACAAAAACTTCTCAGTGTTGTTGCACAGTATGACACATTTGAAAGTGCGGCCACTTCAGTTTCTAGATTAAATACAGTTTTAGGCGGTTCATATTTTAATACGCTTCAGATGCTTAATGCTGATGAAGCTGAAAGAGTAAGATTGTTGCAAGAGGGCTTCCGAGCGACCAACATGAGTTGGGAAGCAATGGGTAGGTTCCAAAGAAGGGCTTTGGCGACCGCAGCCGGATTTAAGGATTTACATGTTGCCGCAGCTTTCTTTAGAGGAGACATGGAAAAAGTTGCAGCATTGCAAGACAAAGCGGCTCGCGCCGCCGACGCACAGCAAAGGCTGCTTGAAATCGGAGTGCAATTAGTTCCTGTTGCGCAAAGATTAGTTCGCGTAATGCAAGAGTTTGGTAAGTTTGCAGAACAATTGATACCGTACATACGGGCATTTGCTAAGATTTTAAATGACATGTCACCTTCAACTGCATTGTTGTATATGGGCCTCTATAAGCTCTCTATTGGCATTTCTGCATTCACACTCCGGGTTGCAGCTGCCCGGGCCGCTACAGGCGGCTTTGCCGGGGCCCTAGGTGGCTCTCTTACTGCGATCATAGGTCTTTTGCCGATGATAGCTCTTTTGGGCACGGCATTCACCTCTCTTAATCAAAAGGTTCATGAAAAGAGATCTCCCCCGTTCTATCAAGTATTTGGCATAATGGCCAGTGGTTTAAGGCAGTTTGTTGTTGGCGCTAAAGATGCGATTGGTGCCGCGAGAGAATTGGGAACCACAGTTGCAGCCATGCCCACAGAAAAAATGATTAAAGTTGCATCGGTAACAAGACAAGTTGGCCAATCGGCCGCCGCAATGCGCGGAGGCGCCGGCGGAGCGCGCTCAGCAGCAGTTCAGGCTCAATCAACAGCCATAGCAGTTAATATTGCTCGACAAAATGCTCTACCAGCCGGCGGCGGAGCGGGTCGACTTCCTCCTGGCGTACTAGTTACAAAAGACCTTACTTTTAGTGTTGGAAGCGATATATCAATTACTAAGAGAGTAGAGGATCTTGTAAATGAAAAATTCAGAAACCGTGAACAGGCCGCGGCCTTAAGGAGTACTTAATAAATGCCAAGAATAAAAAATGTTATAAGTGGCGATACAAGTGACATAGCGTTTGGCAACACATGGGGAAAAATTCAATTTGTCCATTTAGGCTCCGGGGCTGATGGTAACAATCCACTAGTAGTTGAATTTAAAGCTTTTATTAAGAGATTTAATGATAGTTTTAGTGGGGACTGGAAAGAAGCGCAATACCCAAATCAATCTGTACCAATTGCGCATCAAGTACGCCCCAGGCGAGATATTCATCTTGAATGGACAGTTCCGGCTTCCACCGAAGCTGAAGCAATTAGCAACTTAGGAAAATGCGGCGCATTAGCGCAAATGATGTTTCCAACTTTAAAGCCGGCTGGATCTTGGTCATCGCGCGCCGACCAAGAAATGTATTTTCCAAAATCTTCTTTTATAGCCATTAAATTTGGAAACATGATTCAGAAATGGGATGGTTCGCCCTTGCCTGGATATATTAAAGGATTTAATTATACACCAAACTTTGAAGAGGGCGTACTTATTGCAAATAGGGCGAAAAAAACAAGACTTCCAAAGCAAATTAAAGCAATGATGGATACTGAATCTAAGAAAGAGGGGTTGTTAGTGCCAATGTTTGTAGATATATCATTAGATTTTACCCCATTCTACATACGACAAGACGTGGGCTATAAACATGGTACCGAAGACGAATGGGCCCAATGGATGATGCCCTCCTGGCCATACAGTGTAGATTTCGAGGAAGCAACGGCAGATAGCGATGAAAAAGCTGGCACTAAAAAGACTGATATATGCATAACTAAAGCTTCAGAAGGCGGTTATTATGATGTTTGTTCTCGCACCATGTTTGCTGGTGCGCGAGGAGTAACAAAATGAGGTTAAAAGGCAATGCGTTATAAGAAAAGGCTAGTCGCACTAAATAATGAGAAATTATATGAAGATCACTTTAGGCGCCGCGGCTTAAAATTTATTCATCAATATACAACTCCCACATTGAATCACCCGACAGTAGAACAGGTGGAAAGATTAAATGAAATTAGCCATGTCTGGACTCAGGGAGATCGTTATTATAAATTAGCACATAGACATTATAAGGATTCAAAACTATGGTGGGTTATTGCATGGTATAACCAGAAACCAACAGAAGGACATCTTCAACTTGGAGATGTTGTTTATGTTCCGACACCTTTAAGTGAAGTGCTTAAATATTATAAACTTTATTATTAACTTGAGGAAGTTCTATGGCGAACGCAAAAACGGAAAAACAAATACGTGACCAACTTAAAGACGAGGAACAGGCTAGACGAGCCCGATTCCAAGAGCAATGCTTTCTTTTATATCACAGATATCAGTTAAGAGACAGCCTTAAAGTTGTAGCTGATCGCGATATCGCCGTTGACACAAGGCAAAAGATGCCTACCGCGGCAAAGAACTCTGGCGTAGAAAAAATACTTGATTATCATCACATAGTTACTATAGATGCTAAAGATCCGACATATTTAGCATCTCAAATTAGTGCGATTGATGGCGCAGAAATTTTCTTTGATTTAGATGCCAACATTCTTTCTCAACTTAAACCAATTGTTGAGTTATATAAAATTTATCCAAATAAGAAAACAACATCCAAAGGTGTTGAAGTCCCTCTTAGAGTTCCTTTTTTATTAGGCGAGGGAATAAAAGATAGCGCCGCAGTAGATACAACTGAAAATGGCTTATCGGCCTTGGACGATTTGTTCAGGAGCCATAACACTTTAGGCAACGTAATGCCGCACAATTTTAGAATTAAGTTCGCCGGAAAAGATATTGCCTGGGTTAATGCCATTGATCAATTTAGTTTCAGTCTTTCTTTTTCCTCATTTAAGCTTTTTAATCACGAGTTTAAAACTACAGATGATCTCGGGGATCTAGTAAAGTGGCGATATACAGATTTAATATCAACTCCGCCGGGCCAATTTTCAGTTGCATCTACTGCGCCACGAATCGGCAGCGTTGATAGTTTGCCTGGAGGCGAATGTTCATATGATTGGAATGCTACTGAAGGGGGCAAGAAGATCGATCCACCGCCGAATTCAAATCCAAAAGAAAATCCTGAATATTTCGAGATTCAAGCTGTTATCAAATATGATCCGGAAATAGACTGGGATATGGCCGATCTTGGCGATGTGTGGACTCGGTACGAACCAGAAGACATGGAAAAGCTCGAAAATTTCCTGCGCGGCTCCGCTTTGGTTGTGCGATTACAATTTAAACAGCATACAATTCGCTACAGTATGGGCGATTCCGGGGGGACTAATACTGAATTTGTCCTTGATTTAGATTATGCTGCTTATTTGGAGGGCGTTTTAAACTCTCCCGATTTAAATTTGCTAGCTTTAAATGATGCAGATGAAAAAGCTATGGAAGTTCTAGAAACAGATCTTGCATATGCAAAACGATTGTTGGCAGAAGTTAGAAGTAAGGATTTCACTTTAAATCAGGCTATAGCCGGCAATGGTACGGGCGCGAACACTGAAAATCAGATTGCAACAGCTTATGTTAAATTAAGGCATAGTTTTTCACAGCGAATTGGATGGCCGGGGCAATGGCTAATTAGAATGCCTGCGACTGTGGACCCAAACACCGGTCAAATTAAAGGCTGGAAACCTTTTGATCAAATTGTCCCAACTAAAGCAGCGATTGAAAAAGAACGCGGCCGTGCCGGCGACACCGACACGGCTAGATTTCCAGCAGCCAAAAATGCTCTAGCGCAAGACCCTAAAAGCAGCAAAGATGTACCAACGGGCCAAACGCTTGGAGAACACCGCTTGGTAATACGAAAGAATAATGCAGCGCGAGTTTTTCAAGAGCTGGTTAATGCGTACGATAATCACATAGCACGAAAGCGGCGCGCCTTTCAGCATGTAAGATACAGGAAATACTTTCAGCACCTTTTAGGAAAAGGAAGAATTTATAAAGTTGAAGCCGAACCTCAAAAGGTTGGAATGTCGTCTGGCGTCACCAAAGGTGATACTATTGTTGCTGATGCCCGGGCCCAAGGCACGCCAGAAGAAGGGTCGTGGTCAGGACTTTCAGCGAAATCTGTCATAGTGTGTGACCCCGCCGAAGCGTCTGTGCAGAATAATTTAATTTCAGAATTTGAAGAAAACGCAGATTCTATACAAAAAGGTGCTGTCAAGTCTTTCGCAGGCGCCCAAGATATGGCTCAATCGTTTTCTGATGGGCGTCTAAAGGGCTTTGAAACCAAAAATAATAATAGATTGATCTATTTTACAACATTTGGCGATATTCTTGATGTCGCCATCGACATAGCAACTCGTGACAAGATTGACTATGACGAAGCAACCGGCGGCATCGGCGTGTACGGCACATTTGGCCCAGGCCTTTTTAAAAGGAGGATGGGAGTGCTTCTAGGCCCTTTAATTGATGAGACCACGGCCTTGGCGGAGACGTACAAAGGGGCAAAAACTTTTAATTTAGCGCATGTGCCAGTTTCACTCTCATTGTTAATGGGCTGGTGGATACAAAACGTTTCTGCAAAAGAAAGGACCGTTTACACGTTACACCAATTTATTAGAGATCTTATTAAAAATCTGGTAGGCAAAATGTTAGGAGAGTCTTGCATTGAGGGCGGCGGCAATCGATCAGAAGATGTTAAAATTATTAATTTTACTAGCGAGATGCGCCCCTTGAATAAGGACCATAACATTCCTCCATTTTATCCGCGAGGTCCACGACAAGGCAAGACGGGGGATTACCCTCCTCAAGGAAATTCAAGTGTTTTATTGGAGGAAACAGAAACAGGTGGTTTATTTTTGAAGGGAATAAGCCGCAACTCTGGTATGCCGCCGCTTTACCCTTTGCCATGGGGGAGCCGCCGAGTCGACAAAAAAAAAGTGGCACAAAATGTCGCCGGCCAGCTTACAAAAGTTGATCCATCGAAGCCTTTAAAAGATCAATTTAATTATATGTTTATTTATGTGCATAGTTATGATCCTAAAAATTTAGATCCAGCATTGGAAATGAAAAATATTCGAAGAGGAATTTATTATTTACGTCTAGGAAAAATGACATCTGTCATCAAATCGTGTGCATTTACAAGAATGGAAATTCCTTATTTGAGAGAAATGAGAATTGCTGGCCATACGTCGCCAACTGGCGCAACAATGTTGCGAGACACCTATGATGCTAGAATAACATTATTTGGTAATAATATATTTAAAGTAGGATCTCATGTATTTGTTGATCCAACTAAAGATGGTGCTGAAAAGTTTGATGACTGGAGAAGATTAGGGATTGGAGGATTTTATCTGGTAACTGAAGTCGAACAAATTCTCTTACATGATGATGTAACACAGGAGACAAATTTGAAGTTACGATATGTTACGGCTGGTAATTGCTCGGAATCTGGGAAAGGAACCAAGGTCACGTATAGTAATTATTCAACTGCCACGCCGGCTACATATGAAGATGGAAATAAAAAAGAGCACACCTACCCCCAAGAAGGCCCGACAGTAGATGGCAATCCGGATAAGAGGCCCTAGGTTAATTTATGCCCTATAAAAAAAATATACAAAAAACAATTGCTTTTGGTAACAATTCGCGCAATGCAAAAGAACTATTCTTTTTTAAAAATTTTTATTATGATAAAATTTATCCAAATGGAAAGTTACCATGGGCAGAACGTCCATTGGACTTTATTAATAATAATCCTCTATATGGCAAAGTTGATCTGGACAAAAATTTTATTTATCCCAAACCAAAACATTTAAGGCAAATAAATGTTGGAAAAGCCAAAACAAAAAATTTAAAAGTTTTTGACTTTGTAGCTACTGCATTTGAAGATTTTCGAGACCACATGCATGCACAAGTTAATAACGGACACCTTCAAGCTGGCCATGCAATAGCTGCATGTGATCCTAAAAGAACTTTTGTAGAGACAGAAGTATTTTATAAAAAATTTAAAGAACTTCACTGGGCATACTTTTCACTAATATACTTATCAACTCCTTCAGATCATGATGTGGTAAGAAAATTTCCTATAAAAGAACAAATTGATAATTTTTCTCAGTTTGTGAAGTATTACATAGAATTTTTAAAAACAGCAGCTCCGGAAATTCCAATCACATTAACCGGCGCGCTAAAAACGAGCTATGCGTCACCACTTATGACCGGCTTGTGTGTTGAAATTCACGATAAAGCGTATGATGATGATAGAGCTAAGCAAGAATTTATCGATAGTCCTAATTTCAATTTTTTTAAATGTACGGCTAGGAGATATGGTTTTGTATTAGATAGAAATGTGCCGTGGAGATTGGTAGCGGATGTAACCTCTCTTAAGATGAGAGAATATATGCGAATCGCCTTTGAACAGCCACAAATTGAAGAAAAGCAAGCTATAACTCTACAAGAGAGGTTGGATTTATTGCAGACCATGACGCCAGCCGTCATTACCGTTGACGACATTGTTGATTTTAATTTAGTGAACCCGCTGGCAGATTGGCCCCGTAGTGAAGTTTTAAACTTTCAAAAAGAAACCATGAACCAGTTGCAAGAAGTAAAAACCTTAATCATGAACAGTAATGCCGAAAATTGGGAAGAGGTGAAACTCAAAGGGGCAGCAGATCCTAATATGACGAGCATCGTTCTGCCCGCCCTCAACCCCTCTGAAGAGGGCATACAAGGACTAGTTCCAGATTGTGATGGAACAGTTTGTTCAACCAGAGTTATGAAATTTGACTTTTTCTTTGAAGAATATTATAACAAATCACACTCTGAAGATATTTGGGAATTGCGAAAGATTCTTTGGCAATTTTGGACAAGCTGGATTGAAAATCATCCTTATGTTAAAAAAGTGCGCACAGTTGGCTGTCTGGAAAGTGGATTTAAAACTAAAGTAGTCGAAGAAAAAGAAATACAATTTATTGAATGGGATGATTTTAAATCGCAGTATGGCGAACTTTTTTGGCTTAAGTTTTATTTTGATGTCCGGACGGTTGAAAATAAGATAAAATGGGACCCTATTGATCGCAAGAAGAAAATGAAAAAAATTAACTTTTTAAATAAAACACTTGACTTTTACCGCGCTGTAGATTACATTAACAGAGTAACAAGTGTTGAAATGCTTGATGCACAAGAAATATATGTCCCCACACCGGAGGCAGAAGAACTAATTTTAGATTGGGCTTAGAGGTCCCATTTTGCTTTTCCAAACGTTTGACGATAAAGAGAGGTGTATTGCATTATATGCCAAAGAAAAGCTTTTCTTCAAAAAGCCGCCCTCTAAACTAACTAAAACTTGGTCGTACTCGGAATTTTTATCAGACAAAGACGTTGAATATGCTCAACTTTATTGTGCCGGCAAATCTTTAGATCAGACTTGCCCTGATCACTTAAAAAAAGATTGGGAGAAAGTAAGCAACAAGTTAAAAGCTTTTTATAGGTCTGCTTTAGAAGCAGAGCTAGATCTTAACGAGCATTGTTTTTATGACATGGTTCCACAAAATTTTTTAATTGATTACGCAGAGATCAAAAATAAAATATGCGCTCATGTTTTTAGCACGCATGAAAAGCCACACAACTATGATCATTTATCCGACCTAACAAAGGTTTTGGTCGAGATCAAAAATAAAAAATTAAATGTAGATGCAACACAGCTGAGCAAAGAACTTCATAAATTTAAAGTACGCCGCTTTGTAAAGAAAATAAAAAGAATTGCACCTTATATAAAATACGACTCCTTTCGAACAAAAACTGGACGCCTGGCCACGTACTCAAATTCTTTCCCCATTTTGACAATGGATAAATCTTATCGTAAAATTCTCAAACCAAAAAACGATTGGTTCTTAGAGTTTGATTATAATGCGGCAGAGCTTCGCGTAATGCTCGGGTTGCTAGAGAAAGAGCAACCAAAAGAAGATATACATGAATGGAATTTGAAAAATGTATATAACGGAGTGGGCACGCGGGAAGAAGCAAAGAAAAGAATATTTGCTTGGCTGTATAATCCAGAATCAAAAGACGCCCTCTCAAGCAAGGCATATGATAGAGATGGGCTTTTAAATAAGTATTGGGACGGGGCTAATGTAAAAACATGCTTTAATAGAGAGATTGAAGCGGACGCACATCATGCATTAAACTATATCATTCAGTCAACGGCAGCTGATTTATTTCTTCGACAAATGATTGAAGTTTGGAAGCTGCTTAAAGGCAGGAAGTCTTACATTACATTCTGCATGCATGATTCTCTTGTGATTGATTTTTCCGAAGAAGAGCAGCATTTGTTAAATGAACTTAAAGAAAAATTTGAAAATACAATATTCGGCAAGTTTAAAGTGAATAGTTCAGCCGGAAAAAATTACGGCGAGATGAAAAGATTAAATGTTCATTAACTAATTATATACAAGGAGAAAAAACTAATGAAACTTTCCAAACGAATGCTTAAGCAAATAATTAGAGAAGAAATTTTGAACGAAACCAACGGAGACTCTCCTTTTGCGCGCGCCGTAGACCGCCCCTTGGCATCTGAATCCGAACCTGAAGAAACCGCGGCACCCGGGCAAACCAAATCTACTCCTAGCGGATTAGAAGGCATTGACCCAAAAGGATCTTTGCGAGACAGTATGTTTAAAATAATGCAAATCATATCGGCGTATCAAGTTGATTTTGTCGGCACAGAAAAAGCAGTATTTCTTAACCACCTAACAGCGCTGATTGAGTCCTTCATAGAATCAGATATTTCTGCTGAAAGCTCACTTAGGATGCGCTTAAATCAAACTGCCGCAGAAATGGAAAAAATTAATCGACGAAAATAAGAGGCAAAATGAAAACAATAATTGGCCTAGGCCAAGCCGGCTGCGATATCGCAGAAAAATTCAAAAAATATCCTCAATATAAAGTCTATAAGATAGATGTTGGCCTGGAAGAGGCCGACTCATACGCAATGAAGCGCCAAACAAGTCCAGAACTTTATGAATCTAAATGTCCAAGCTTAAAGACGTTTTTTAAGGAGGTGAGTAATGAAGTATTATTTATTACAAGCTCTGGGAATATCTCTGGTGCCTTATTGCGTATTTTAGAACAATTGAGAGGCAAAGCTGATATTGATGTTTTATATATTAAGCCCGATTCGAGCCTGTTATCCATGGCAGAAAAATTACAAGAGAATGTAGTTTTTCAGGTATTGCAAGAGTATGCTCGCTCAGCAGCTTTTGAGAAAATTTTTCTTATTGACAATGCGCAGCTAACAGAAGTCGTTGGAGATGTGCCAATTAAAGAGCACTATAATTATTTAAATGAAGCCATTGTTTCTACGATACATATGATTAATGTATTTGATAATTCTAAGTCTGTACTGGACAATTTCTCTCCACCAATAGAAACTGCAAGAATATTTACTTTTGGCCTAATAAACTTTGAAGAGGAAGAAGAAAAAATGTTCTTCGACCTCCAAATGCCACGGGAAAAGAAATACTATTATGCATACCCAGAAGAAGCAATTGAATCAGACGGAACCCTAATGAAAAAAATTAAAAAACACATTAAAAAAAATACAGAACATGATAAGATGAAGATCAGCTATGGGATATATTCAACAAACTACGAACAGCCGTATGTTTATTGTCTATCCAATAGCACACTTATTCAAGGAAGTGAAAAAATACTTGACAAATAAATAATAAATATGATATATTAAAACCAGCAGAGTGAGAGAGTTATCATTCTGACTTTAACGAAGGAAAAAAACTACTATGTCAATTAATATGGAAAAAATGAAATCACGGCTTACCACCCTTAAAAATAACGGTAGAACTGACGCACAATCGCGCTTTTGGCGACCGCCGGATGGCGAATCAACAATTCGAATTGTCCCCACTGAAGATGGAGATCCGTTTAAGGATTATTGGTTCCATTACAATCTAGGTGAAAACCCTGGCTTTCTGAGTCCAAAAAAGAATTTTGGCGATGACTGCCCACTGGATTCTTTTGTTCGCAATCTTTGGAAAGAAGGAACGGAAGAAAGTAAACGAATGGCTAAAAAGCTTAACGCTCGCCAGCGATTCTTTACACCAGTTGTTGTACGCGGAGAAGAAGATCAAGGTGTACGAGTCTGGGGTTTTGGAAAGCAAGTGTATGAAACACTTTTAAACCTTGTGCTAAATCCGGAATATGGAGACATTACAGATCCTGAAGCTGGTACTGATTTGGTCATTTCTTATGGCAAGCCAGCCGGAGCTTCATTTCCTGTGACAAACATCACTCCCCGACGACGAAATTCCCAACTTTGCTCGGAGGGTCCTGAAAAGTGTCGTGAAGTTTTGGAAAACATTCCAGACTTCGATGAACTTTTTGAAGGAAATCGCAAGACTTTCTCAGAAATTCAAACGATGCTTGATCAATTTCTTTTGGGCGAATCTGACTCAGAAGAAGTTTCATCCGAAACTACCAAGTATAACAACAACAACAGTGAAAAATCAAACTCTGTTGATGAAGCGTTTGCAGATCTCTTAGGTAGCTAAAAGATGCCCACAGGGAGGCACAGGGTCATCAGGTGCCTCATTTTTTTAAAAACAAAAGGGAGAAAATCGACATGGATGCAAAGTTTATTGTTTGGGATCAGATCTCACTTCACGGCGCAACGCCCAAAGAAACATTCAACATTGTGAGAGAATACTTTCCAGAAATTTCTGATGAAGAGCTTAATGTTTTGATTCAAGAGGAAGTAAAGAAGAAGGCCGGAAATGGCTAAGACAAAAACAACAAAAGCTGGCAAGCTTTCGAGCACGGATATGCGCAAAATCCTCAATAAGAAAGCTGGCATGAATATTGCGCACAACTTAAATGAAGACAGCCCAACAATTGTAAAAGATTGGATTCCAACCGGATCTCGCTGGCTCGACTCTATTACGTGTAGAGGAAAACTAGCAGGAATTCCAGTAGGAAAAATTGTGGAGATTGCTGGATTAGAATCAACAGGCAAATCATACATGGCTGCACAAGTTGCTGCCAATGCTCAAAAGAAAGGCATTGATGTAGTTTACTTTGATTCTGAATCTGCAATTGATCCTGGCTTTTTAGAAAAGGCTGGGTGCAATGTAGAAGATATAATCTATGTGCAAGCCAGTTCAGTAGAGTTTGTACTTGGGGCAATTGAAGAGTTGCTTGGCAACAATGAAAACCGAATGCTTTTCATTTGGGATTCTTTGGCGCTGACACCATCAAATTCTGATATTGAAGGAGACTTCAATCCTCAATCGTCGATGGCAGTTAAGCCTCGTATTCTTTCAAAAGGAATGTCAAAGCTAACAGTGCCAATTGCAAATAGCCAATCTACGCTACTAGTTTTAAATCAGCTTAAAACAAACATAACAAGCAATATTGCTGAAGCTTTAACTACGCCATATTTTACTCCTGGCGGAAAAGCAATGATTTATGCTTATTCGCTTCGCGTCTGGCTTACAGGTCGCAAAGCAAAGAACTCATTTATTTATGATGATAAAGGATTTAGAGTTGGCTCTGAGGTGAAAGTTAAGCTGGAGAAATCTAGATTTGGCACACAAGGACGAAATTGTAATTTTAAGATTTTGTGGGGTGATGAAGTTGGAGTTCAAGACGAAGAAAGTTGGCTAGACGCAATCAAAGGCTCAGATCACCTAAAGCAATCTGGTGCTTGGTTTGAGTTATGTTACGAAGACGAAACCAGTGAAAAGTTTCAAGCTGCCAAGTGGACTGAAAAACTTCAAGATAAAAAGTTTAAGGACCGTGTTCTAGAAGTTATGGACGAAGAGATTATTCGTAAATTTGACGATAGAACAGGAAATGCTGCAGATTACTACGAAAAAGAGGAAGAATCGGCCTAAAAGTACTATTTACTGTAGTATTTAAGGAGCGTTTTTTCATGAAATTAACAAAAGCAAAATTAAAACAATTAATCCAAGAAGAACTACAAGCTGTTCTTGCAGAAACACTTTCCGCAGAAAAACAAGCTAAACTTAAAAAGCTTAAAAAAAAGAAAAATAAATCAAAAGAAGATAAAGAAGAAGAGAAAACCCTCCAACATCAATGAATGAAAGAAGGAAAGCTGAGTTCAGCTTTAGTAAAAAGATTTCAGCTAAAAGAATCAGTTGGTAAAGTATTGTGGCATTCATTAGATAAAAATGGTCGCATCAATGAATATGATATGCAGTTTGGAGATACAATTGTTAAAGGCCTTTTACCAGAAAATGTTGAACCAGTTGTGGTTCAGGAGCACGAGCACCCCAAACGAGACGATAGAGAATAAGATTAATGCCTTATGAAGTCAAAGGCAAATGTGTCTATAAAAAAGATACTGGCAAAAAAGTAGGCTGCACAAAAGGCTCCGTTAAAAAGTATCTTGCGGCGCTTCATGCAAATGCAAACGAATCCAAAGAATACAATGAAGAGCTATTAGAAACTCTCGAAGATATCATTCAAGAAACCTTAATAAATTTAAATCTTAATATTTAATTTTTCTTCTTTACAAACCAAAATTATTTTGTTATAGTTATAGTACACAAAAAAGCAATGGTTAGTTGCACCCGAAAGGAGATTTAATGAGCTATAGAGCACCTCATAGAAAATTTAGACGTAGGAGAAAACTTGGTTCAACGAAACGAAGAAAACGACGTCTTAGAAGAAAGAAAAAATAATCTATGAAAAATAAACGAGTAATGGTAATTGATGCCTTAAATCAATTTTTAAGGGCATATATAGTTAATCCAACTTTATCTCCAAACGGCGACCCCGTTGGCGGAGCAATTGGATTTCTTAAAATCCTACAAAAACTTTGTCGAGAAATAAAACCAGACAAAGTTGTCATTTGTTGGGATGGGCAAGGCGGGAGCAAAAAGCGCAAACTTATAAACAAAAATTATAAGGGAGGTCGCAAACCGCTTCGACTTAATCGCGACATCAAACATTTGACAGAGGAAGAGGAGCTTCAAAATAAGATTTGGCAGCAGACACGCCTGGTTGATTATTTGAATAATTTTCCAGTCACTCAGTTAATGTTTGAAGGCGTGGAAGCAGATGATGTCATCTCTTTTGTTTGCCAAATGCCAAAGTTTAAAGGATGGCAAAAAGTAATTATTTCAAGCGACAAGGATTTCTTTCAATTGCTTGATGATGAAACAATTGCTTATCGTCCAACTCAACATGAAATCTTAAATAAGAATATGATTGTAGAAAAGTTTGGCATCCATCCAACAAACTTTGCTTTGGCACGCGCAATAGTTGGAGATCAAAGCGATAATCTTGAAGGCATCAAAGGCGTTGGATTGCCAACGGTTGCTAAAAGACTATCATTTTTAAGTGAAGAGAAGACTTACACAATTCCGGAAGTTGTGGAATTTTGTGAGAATGCAAACAGCAGCTTAAGGGCGTACAATAATATTGCCGAGAGTCAAGAATTAATAGAACAAAACTATCAGCTAATGCAGTTGTATAGCCCAAATATTTCAGTTCAGACAAAAAACAAAATTAAATATATTGTCAACAATGCCGAGTCCACATTTAATAAAACTTATACAAATACTATGATGCTGGAGGATGGCGCAGGCAATTTAAATTGGTCAGATTTATTTATAATTTTTAAGAAAATAGTATTAAACGAAAAAAGGAGTAAGGTTTGAAAGATATTCAATGGCTAAATGCGGCTGCGACCTCGGCCGTGAAGCCACAAAATGACGAAGAAGAATCGAGCAATCAAGTTTCAACGCTAGACAATAGAATTTTTTTCTATTCAGGAGTAACTACATCCAATGTGTTAACTTTTAACAAAGAAATCAGAAACTTAAACGTTAAAATTCTTAGCAGTGCCACCGCACTAAACAGCGACCCTGCTAATTTATATGTTCATATTAATAGCTATGGCGGCAGTGTTTTTGCCGGCCTGGCGGCGATGGATTATATAAGAACTTCAACGGTTCCAGTTCATAGCGTAATTGATGGCTGCGCCGCAAGTGCAGCAACATTAATGAGCGTTGTTGCGAAAGAAAGATACATGCACGAGCATTCTTTTATGTTGATTCATCAGTTATCTTCAGGTATGTGGGGAAAGTATGAAGAACTAAAAGATGATATGAAAAACTGCGATGTTCTGATGAAAACAATCAAGAAAATTTATATGGAACGCGCAAAAATTCCCAAAAGTAAATTAAGCCAGATATTAAAGCACGACTTGTGGTTTGATGCAAAAACATGTTTGAATTATGGATTGGTTGACGAAATTATTTAGGAGAGAGATGAAAAAATTATTAATATTTTTATGTGCATTGGTTTGCATAGGGTGTGAGATTTATACGCCCACTGGTTCAGTTGTTGTTGGCCCCTATGTTGAAATTTATGAAACATGTACTTACGATAGCTACACTCCTCATTACTATGAAAATGTATGGTCATGCTGGGATAATTGTTGCACATGGGCAGTGGATTATCCTTATTATTATATGACATGTGAAGAAACGTGGTGTTATTATGATGCGTATTGTAACTGGGAGCTAGTGGATGAATATTGTTATTAAAAAAATGCCTTCGTAGCTCAGTTGGTTAGAGCAAGCGGCTTATAAGAGGAAAATCATGAGAGAGAAAAAAAAGAAGTTCGAACATATTAAGAATAAGCACCAGTTCATTA